TAAAGCAGTTACTTTAAAAAAAGGAATTTGTGTAGGCCAAAGAGAGTCTTTCATTCTAGTGTTATTATAGTTAAAAGATTCTTTTATATCTTTAGGAGCTGTTGGATCAACATTCTCATCACCAACCATTGAGTATCCTAAATTTGTTTCAGGTTCGTATGCATATAGTTTTTTAGTTTCAGCAGATAGTTCAAAAAATTCTTTGCATTTATCAAACCAATGATTCATAGTCATTTGATGAGCTTCTGATATTGCATTTGTAAAAACAGCAAAGCCCACAGTTGTGTAGGCTTTGCGAATTTCTTCCAGTACATTATCTTTTTTAAAGTCAATTACTGGAATCATTAATCAACTTCCTGGTACTTTTGCGTCAATACCTTCAACATAATACATCATTGTATTAAGATGCATATCATCAGCAATTTCACCTGCTTTAAGTTGAAGAGTTCCTGTATTATCGTATAGAGGACCCGTAAAAGCAAAATACTCACCATTAGAAATAGCATCTTTTACTTCTTGAGCTTTTGCAGCTACATCTGCTGGCATATTAGTAAAGTCAGCCATACCAACAGCACCTTCATTCATATGACCAAAGTAGTCTTCTACTTGCCAGTTTCCATCGATTACTTGTTGTACCTTTTTAATGTAGTAGGGACCCCAGTTATCAATAGTAGCAGTTAGCTGTGCTTTTGGTGCAAACTTAATTTGATCTGATGCTTGTCCGAAACCGAGCACACCAGCTTTTTGAGCAGCTTGAAGTGGAGCAGGAGAGTCTGTATGTTGGGCAACCATATCACAACCATCTGCAATCATAACTTCTGCAGCTTGTGATTCTTTGCCTGGATCGTACCAAGTATTAACCCAAACAATATCAATATCTACATCAGGATTAACTGATTTTGCTCCAAGATAATATGTATTAATTTCACGAATCACTTCTGGAATTGGAAAAGCGGCGACATAACAAATTTTGTTTGTTTTAGTCATCAGTCCTGCAATCACACCTTGCACGTGACGAGCTTGATAAAGTCTCAAACCATAGGTTGACATATTATCATGACGTTTAAAACCAGTAGCATGTTCAAAATACACATCTGGATTTTCTTTTGCTACTCGAAGTGTTGGATCCATAAACCCAAATGAAGTGGTAAAAACAATATCAGCACCTTCTTGAATCATCATACGAATAGCACGTTCAGTATCAGGTCCTTCGGAAACTGACTCAAGATAAATAGTCTCAACCGCATCGCCAAAATGTTCTTCAACTTGTTGACGACCGATATCGTGACGATAGGTCCAACCGTGATCCCCAATCGGACCAACATAGATAAATCCTACTTTTACAGGTTCAGCTGCAAAAGCAGAAAAAGATGCAAGTGCAAAAGCACTCGCAATTAGTAGTTTTTTTAGCATTTATTCCTCCTAAGCTAAAGCTCTTATACGTTGTACAAGCCTGTCGGCTCGTTTAGTTACTTGTCGATACCAACGAGAATCGATCATTTCATCAGCAGCACGATTCCAATCACGAGCATCAACTCCTGCTTTCATGCCTTTGAATTTTGAGAGACGAGGACGTCCCATATTAAACATCATATTAGCAATTACTCTTTGAGCTTCTTCTGGCAAATCTTCAAACTCTGAGTAAAGCTTGTTGCAGTCTGACAAGACTGTTTGGATATCTTGTTCGAAGGCCTCATTGCATCGAGACTCATCGACTGGCGTTCCAACTGGTAATCCATGTTCTGGATCGCTCTCAAGCACAAGATGCCCAATACCAAAAGTTGGGAGGCCAAGATGATCCAAATAAATTTCGTGAACCACTCCTTCATCATAAGCGATTTCCTCTCTTAGTTTTTCTAAATCCATTAGTTATATCCTTTCTTTTCGTGTAAATTTTTCATATAATAGTCTTCACGATCTTCATCCATTTCTTTTACTTGTTTAGTCATAGTTTTCATCTGTTGTTTATCTAATACTGTGACTTTTTGAGTCCAGTTATCTCTTTTTACGGGAATTATTTGACAAATAGGAGTACCTGCAGGAATTACAACAGGAGGACCTCCAGTTTCTAATTCTGTATGTAAAAAAGGGATATTAACAACATTATGATAGACATCAGAATCTACTAAACCCGTTAGAGGAATGATAGGAGATTCTAATTTGTTGATACAGGGTAAATACAAGACTGAGTAGTCTTTAGGAGTTTCAATAACCCAAGGGTTCATATATTTAAGAATAGTCATATTTTCAAAAGCTGAACCCTTAACTTGTGTAGATGGGTGGGTCTCAATTGGTTTCCAAAGTTCCATTAACTCTTGATGTTGTTTATCAATATAAGGAAGATGAATTGTTCCATCTTCCATTTTTTGAACAACTACGTCCATATGCATTAATAAGGTATAACCAGCTGTCATAGCGTCTAAAAAAGGCATACAACGCTTTACCGATGAAATCTCGCCTAATCTTTTATCTTCAACTTTTGGGTGTAAATTTTTAAACCAAGAAGGAACTACTTTTTTAGAAGCAACTGGTGGAAGTATGATTTGATCTGGTAAGGGTTTTACCAAGTGAAATTTTATGGTTTTATTTGTTGGCATAGTTTAAGTGTTTGGGTTAATAAAAGAAGTTGGGATGTCCCGTTCGGACTGAGTTGTTCCGCAATCACAAGTTTCGCATACATCATTTACACAGTCGGGACATTCACCACCCCAGCAATGACAGCTATGACCACATTTATTGCAAGTTTTTTCTGACGTATTCATTCAACACCTCGCTTATGTAAAGTACAATTTTCTTTGGGTTTAGACTCCATTTCTAGAGCCCAATCTAATTCTTGAATTAAACGCTTATACCACATTTTATCGTATGTATCAGAAGCTAATTGTAAATCATTTTTAAGTAGAGTGATTCTGGATTCGATATAACGTGTGATAGATGAACCGCCGCGTCTCATTCATAGAACCTAATTGTTCTGGTACGTCCAGCAGAAGTGAAAGTAATTGTAGAGTGTGAATAAACCTGATCAGTTACATTTTGATAACGTGTAATATCTTTACACTGTTCTTCTCTACGGTATCCTGTTACAACTTGTTTATTCTTGCCTGCCTCATTAGCAATAATTGTGCCTACAACAGCTCCTGCAGCTCCACCATTCTTTTCGCCTGGAATATTATTCCCAATTGCTCCACCGATTAGAGCACCAAACAGTAAATCAGTAGTTGAAGCTCCTTGATTTGATTGTCCATAGATAGGAACATCTATAAGCTCACAAGTAGTTTCGGTAAAAGGAACTTGTTTTGTTACGGTTTTAAAGTGGTCTTGTATAGTTGCTGTAGTAGTTTCTGCATAAACATAAGGTAAAGCAGCAAAATAAAAAGCTGCTATAAATAAAAGTCCTAAAATTCTAAAAGTTCTGTTACTCATCACAATAGTCCTAAAGCGTATGCAACGCTTATCTCGATAGTTAATAGTGTACCTAATCCAAGCACGGTAATGACAAGTGCTGCGGGTAAAAACGCAAAGTCTTTCCAAGTTCTTTTACGAGAACAACAACTACTCATGTTCTGCGTTTTATTCCTCTGGTGAGTTTTTGACCTTTTGGAGGCGATTTTTTAGATCCACCAGGTCCTGCCCAATACACTTTGTCAGCCCAATAAGCTGCTGACATTTTTCCTTTGGCGATGTTTTTTGCATGACGGGCTTTAAAACTTCTTCTCGCTTCTGGAGAATAGTTGTGCCCCATTGACGCATCTCCGAAGTGTATAAGTCGAACTTTTTCACCTTCTTTTGCCAACACCATGCCTTTTTTCTCTGGTCGGTCTGACCTTCTTGGTTTGTTGAATCCATCAAATTTCTTTCCGCGATATTCAATTTTTCCGCTTGGTAATCTATTCACTCCTGGAATTTTTGCCATTTTTATATCTCTCTTTTATCTCACAAACTATCTGCCATTGACGATGAGTTAGTTGGGGAAATTTATTCTGTGCCTGAATACAACCTAATATAAAAGATTTTTCAGCATCTGTCAAAGAGTGATTATCAAAAAAATCCTTTAATGGTTTTTTAATACGACGTGTCATTTAAAAGTCTATATCTTTACCTTTATGTTCCCAAGTATCGTATCTCGTAGGATCTTTATGCGGTTTTTCTTCAGGAATTTCGTAGATAAAAGGATCAAGTTCCATGAGTTCTTTTTTACGTTTTTGAAACTCTCTCTCAAATTGCCAGTCTTTATACTTGTTGATTAACCAATTGATCATATTGTTGTCTCCTGTTTTTTAAAAGAGGTAAAAATGGAACTGCGTCTTGTTCAAAAATTATGGGATCGTCACCGTCAATAGTCATTATAATTGCAATATCTCTTATACCAGTTCCATACATCTCATTATGAGCTACAGCATATGCACATCCTTGAATATAATAGTCTGTAATTTGTTTAGAAGATTTTTTCTTTTTTGAGGTTTTAAAATCAATAATTGTAGGTTTGCCTTTCCAAACTCCAACCATGTCACAACGTCCAGCATATTGATATTTGTTAGACCAAAGTACTTGTTCTTGTCCCCAAATCTCTTCAATACCTCGTTCTGTAGCACGAATTAAATCGCGGCTCATTTGTCTAACATCCAACTTCTGTAACGAGATTTCTTCCCAGATGTTTTCTCCGTTGAAGTGTCTTTCAGCAAACTCATGAACCAACGTCCCACGGTCTGTAGCTTCTTTAGAAACACGGCGAGCCTCCTCCTCTCCAACCTTATCAATCCATCGTTGTAACCATGTATTGTCTGAGGTTTTTCCTAAAACTGTTGTAATAGATGGGTATGATCCATCAGGTGTGTGATAAGTTCTGCCTGTAGGAAGAGTATCAGTGTCTACCTCAGTCGTGTAATTGAACTTCTCTTTTAAAATCTTCCACTGTGTTGACAATGGGTTTTCCTTTCGTATTTAAGCTGGTATTTATAAGAA